GCGTCGCTCATCATGGCGCCGGGCACGTTCGGGTTGCACGCGCCGAACACGACGAATCCGGGCTGCGCCTTGATGGTGCCGCGATCCGGGTTGGCCGTCATGTTCAGCTCGCCGCGCCCGTCCATGACGGAGAAGACGATGGCCAGGACGCGCGGGTCGATGAGCGCGATCTCGTCGATGAGGAGCGGTTTGCCCTCGTCCATCGCGACCACGAGCGGCCCGTCCACCCAGACGTAGTGCCCGTCGGGGTGCTGGACCCACGAACCGACGAAGTCGGCGGTCTCGGTCTCGGCCGTTCCCTGGAGCGTGATGACGTTGGGCAGCGCAGCCTCGACGAGCGCGGTCTTGCCGGTGCCGGGGTCCCCGTACAGAAGGACCGGCAACTCGGCGTTGTACGCGCTCTTGATGAAGGTGACGTCGGTGGTGACGACGCCCGAGATGTTGAGATCGCGGGCGAGGTACGGCTGGCCGTTTGGGCGGATGAAGCTCTTCGTCCGGTCGCTGAGGTCGGCGGTGAAGCCGGGAGCGTCGGGATCAGCGGTTGCGCCACCGAGAACGGCTGGCGCCGAGACGATCACGCCGCGGAGGGCGAGCTTGTCGGCCCATCCCGTTGCTGCGTCGGCGACGGCCGCGAGAACCTCTGCGTCCCTGGCTGGCTTGACGAGTGTCATGTCGTAACTCCTTGGTCTGTGTCTGGTCTGTGCAACCAGCATACCATGACCGAGAGCATGACGTACACTTCATTGTACGAGGGCCTCGCCTCAACCCAGCACGATCGGGGTACGGTCAGTCCATGAGCTACTGGATCATCGTTGCCGCCGCCATCATCGTGATCATCGTTGGGCTGACGATCCTTCTGTGATCACGCTGTGACGGGGGCCTTCCGGCGCCGCTTCGGCTCGGCCGCCGGCGCAGTGCCGTTGGTCTTCGCTGCGACTGGCTTCTTGGCTGGCGCCTTCGCCGGGCGCTTCTTCGTGGCCTTGGCTTCCTTGATGTCGACGCCGTTGCGACGCACGACGCTCTGGACCCACGAGACCGAGCGGCCGGCTCGCGTGGCGACGTCTCGGAAGGTGGCACCGGACTCGAGTGCCTTGAGGATCGCGTCGTCGGCACGGTCGCGGGAGATGCGTGCCTCACGCAATGCCGAGTCGTAGCGATCGAGTGCCTTCTTCATCGCGGTCAGGGAAGTGGTCGTGGTCATCGTTCCTGTTCTCTCTTTCGTGTTAGACAGTTTCGAGGGCGGCAGCTGCCTTGCGGCGGAGCTGGTTGTCGCGGCGCAAGCGACGTGAAGGCTCGAGATCGTCGATGAGGTACTCATCCTCACCGATGAGCTCACCGATGTTCTTGTCATTTGTCTCGCGGCGGAGCCACTCTGAGATCTCTTGCGCAGCGTGCTTGGCGACGACGGGTGTGACGGCCTTCCCCCACACCGCCGTGATCTTCTCCTTGCCGAACGCCTTGTCGAAGTCGATGAGGACCTCGTCCGGCCAGCCTTGGATGCGAGCGCACTCGCGATGGGTGAGCAGCCGATCGAGGTGCGGGTGCACGAAGCTGTCGCCACCTGATCCGGAGATGACGCCGCATCCAGCATTCCACACGGCGCGTGTCGCGAAGTACGAGCCCATGTTCCAGTCGTTCGAGACGAACCGGTCCGTGCGCTTGTCACCTTGGATCTGACGGTGCACCGAGTCGCCGCGTGTCTGGTAGAGGGTGCGGAGCGCGTCGGGCTCGGTCTGACCTTCACGCCAAGGGAAACCGCCGGCCGCGAGCTCGTCGCAGATCGACGACACGGTGCGGTGCCACTTCGGCGGCGTGAGACCTCGCGCTGCGCGATCGTCAGTGGCGTTCCAGTGCCCGTCGACTCTGCCGTCCACGCGATGCAGTGACCGCCCAAACGGCCCGGCTTGCGCCGGCCGCTTGATGCGCTGCTCGCCAATCATCGTGGGCAGACTCTCCAAGTCACCGATCGCGTCGGCCATCGTGGTGACGTGCTCAGCCGCGTACTCTTCCCACGGCGTCACCGCGAACGGTCGATCGCCCTTCGTGCAGATGAACATGTAGCGCTGACGCGACGTTGGCGCACCCAAGACGGCGCAGTCATGGAGCCAGTGAGTGAGCGTGTACCGCTCGCCACTGATCTCTTCGATCTGGGAGCGGAGCTCGAACATCATGTCACGCCCACGCGAGTACGCACCCGTCACGGACTCGAACACGTACACCTCAGGCGCGTGACGCGCGGCGTAGCGCGCGGACGACCACATGCATTCGTTCATCGGATGGTCGATCGACGCGTTGACCGCGTTGCCGGTTCCGCGTGCGAGTCCCTTGCCGGTCAGCAACGAGAAGCCGCTGCACGGTGGAACAGCGACGACCACATCCGCGTTGCGGTCGTCCTTGTACCACGACTCCCACGCATGACCTGACGTGGTGTCGATGTGGTCGTCCCAATCCGCGCCCCACAGCTTCGCGTTGGCGTTGACGATGACGCGTCCGAGATCGTACAGACCGGTGCGGTACATCAACTCGCCGCCGTGCTGGTTCATTCCCCAGCTCAGTGACCCGTTGAGACCGTTGACATCGACGACAGTGAACATGACTACTCCGGCTCGTCAAGAGCGCGGCCGTCAGCACCCTTCATGTAGTCGTGGGTGTAGCCGGCGGCCTGGCGCTCGCTGTTTACGTTGGCCTTGGAAAGGTACCGCGTTAGCACCTCGTCCGGAGTCGCACCTGCGGCGAGGAACAAGTTGACGAGGAAGTGCACCGCGTCAACGAGCTCCTTCACGTACGCGTCACGGTTCGCGAAACCGGAGTCGATGCTCCACGGCTTCCACCGCACCTCGGCCAGCGCTTCGTGGAGCTCGTCCTCGAGCGCGAGCACGTTCCACCGCACCCACTCGCTGAGCTGCTCGTCGTCGAGCCCGGTTGGGTCGACGCCAAACGAGTGCTTCTGAAGACGCAGCTGACGGTCGAAGATCGCTTCGAGCGCGTCCACCTAGAAGGGAGGTGCTGTCGGGTCGGCCTGTGGCGTCATGTGCGGCTGTCCCGGCATGGAGGTGGTGGGATCCACACCAGCGGCATACGGAGCCTGAGGGGCTGCAGGAGCGACCTGTGAGGGTGCTTGTGGCGCTTCCGGTACGGCTGGTGCCTGCGGCGCGTTCGGCATCGGCGGCTGAGGCGGCAACGGAGGAGCAGCGGGAGACGGCTGCGGCACCGAGGGAGGCTGCGGGACGGACGGCGGCTGCGGCATGGCGGGTGGAGCCGGCGCGTTGCCGGGGTTGGTGCCCATCGCCGAGAAGGCGTCGATCTCGTTCTTCATCTCGCCGTTGAACATCTTCTGTGAGACGGTCGCCGTCGCCATCTTGCCCTGCATGACATCCGCGACCTGCGCCGTGGACGGGTTCGCCTGGATGAGCCAGTCACGCGTGATGCCGAACGCGTTGAGCTTCTTCGTGGTGTAGAACATCGCCGTGTCCTTGAACACGAGATTGGTCCACAGCTTGCGCGACACGTACGGACCGTTGACGACCTCGAGCGCGAGCTTCACCATCTGCGATCCGGTCGACGCGACCTTCGCCTCGGCCTGCTTGACGACCACGTCGTAGTCGCCGGGCGGCAGCGCGGGGAAGTCGCCGCCCTGATCCATCGTGTCGAACATCTTGCCCCAGTCGACGCTGGGATCGTTCGTGTTGCTCATGTCTGCTCACTCTCTGGTGTCAGTGCCGGGTCTGGCTGAATGGTTGGTTGAGGTTGCGGGGGAACGGGCGCATCCGCGAAGATGCGATGGATGAACTCTTCGAGGTTGGGCTCACGCTCGATGCGTGCGAGCTTGCCGCCAACGCGTTCGCCGGCCTCGAACATTTCGGTGGGACGCGTGAGCACGTGACGAACTTCCTTGATGTCACCAGTGAGCTCGTTCACTTCAGTCACCACGTAGAGGTAGATGACCGCATCAAGATAGTACGGCAGTGTCGTGGCGAGCTGACCTTGAGCGTGCGGTCGCCACTTGCCGTCGTTGTTCTTCGCCATTGCGACGAGCACCACACACTCGACAGGCTTCGTCGGATGCAGCGTCAGGTCGCGGATGTCACGCACGAGACCGGACACTGTGCGGAACGCATCGCCCCAGTCTTGTTGCGTGAGTGCGCCGCGTCCCGCGACGGCGTCGAGGTAGCGCTGCTGAAGCTCGCTGATGGAGTCGATGATGAAGGATCTGAACGGATGCTGTCCGCTCGCGAGCCACTGGTACGCCTTCTGTACCGTGCCCCAGTCGCGGGTCGGCACGACGGCCGTGTCCCACGTTCCATCATCGACGGGCGGCGCCTCACGCGCGGGGTCCCACAGCACCGGTCTGATGGGCAGGAAGCGACTTGCACTTTCCACATCCATGTACAACCGCGGCGCCGGGGACGTCACTGACAGCGTGGACTTCCCTACCTTCGATGAGCCGTAGACCAGCACAGTGAAACTGCGGCCAAGACTCATGCACCACCTCCCTCTTCCCAAAGGTCCGTGTCCGAGAGTCTGAGTCTCGTCGGGTGTCTGTTTCCGTGCGGGTACTATAACACCGCTAGTTCATGTGCGTGGTCAACTCTTCGAGCGTCGCCTCAGCGCGCTCGGTCCATGACGCGGCCTTACGCATGAGGCGAGCGACCTCGTTGAGGCGCTCCGGCGTCGGCTCGAGCGTACCGTCAGCCATCTTCTCGATGACCTCCGCGAGGATGGTGATGCTTCTTCCGATCACTTGTTGTACCTCGCATGTAGCGTTCCCTTGATGTACAGCTCTTCGAGCATCTCCTCCGCACGCTCGTAGCCGACGTCATCGGCGAGGTCGCACGGTCGCTTGAAGTCGCACCACCGGCAGTTCTCGGTGGGTGACGGGTACGCCAGTTCGGGGAACTCACGAATGACGCCCATCAGCCACACCATGTCGCGGACGATGAGCTCGATCTGTTGCAGCTTGCGCGGTGCGCCGCGTGTCGTCGCTGGGATCGGCAGCACATCGATCGTGCCGATCCGTGTGGTCGTGCCTTTGATGAGCAAGAGGTACTCCGCCTCGAGGATCACGCGATCTGGGTACACCGCCGCGAGGATCGCGAGGTAGACCCAGTGCTGATACGAGCGGAGCAGCATGTCGTTGACGCCGACGAACGGCGACGTCGTCTTCCAGTCTGTCATCACGAGCGCACCGTTCGAGACGCGTGACCGGAGCAAGTCGACCTTGCCGCGGAGGATGACCGACCCGTCGAGGATCGGGGTCTCGATCATCTCCTCCACGGCGACGACATCGAGACCGTGGTCAGCGCCGGTCTCCTCCTGCCACTTCCTCCAACCGAGAAGGCAGTTGTGACCGATCACGATGTCCTTGTACAGGTTGTCGAGTGCCCACGGCGGTGTCGTTGGATCGGCATCCACCGCATCGACGTCGACCCGACCAAGGCGGTTATGCTCCTCGATCGGGTCGATGCCGTGTTTGTAGTGCGCCTCAAGAGCGCTGTGTACTCGTGAGCCCAGCTGGGCCGCACCCCACCTCACCTCCGGTACCGAGTATCGATGAACGTAGTGCCATGCCCACGCTCGTCGGCACCGGAGGTACTGACTGATGTCTGAGTGAGTGACGACGATGGGCTTTCCCTCCGCAGCTTCGTCGTCGAGTGTCACGCAGCTGCGCCCAGCTTCTCCTTGGCTGCGGCCGTGACGCCGTCCAATTCGGAGATGTCGACACCGGTGAACTGCTTCGGTGCGTACTTGGCGAGGCACGCGCTGGCCTTCGCGAAGAAGTCGCCGTCGTTGAGGTTGCGGTTACGGCCGCTGGTGTGAGGGAACTTCACGATCACGACGGACTTGCCGGCGATCTCGGTCTTGAACTCCTCGAACCACATGGCCTTGGCCGGAACGCCGAAGGCGTGCGCGACGCGGCTGCCGAGCGCGATGATGACCATCTGCTCGTCATCCGTGGTGGGGTGGTAGAGCTTGACGATCTGCTCGGCCCGCGCTCGCGGATCGGTCTCGTCGGCTCGGTTGCCCCAGAGGTTGGTCGTGACGTACCGCTCGAAGAGGGTGGGGAACATCCTCAGTAGACGCTGGCGGGTGTACGACCGAGGCGTGAGGGTGAAGACACCGCCAGCCTCGTCAGTAGCGGCTCGTTCGCCCACGATGAGCGCCGGCCACTTGGTTGCTGCTTCCTTCATTGACTTGCTCCTGTCTGGTTGCTGTCTGGTTTGTTTCTTCTTGTGAAGGCCTCAGCCATCACTGGGAAGATCTGTGACACCGTCGCGAGCGACGAGCGCCCGTTCGACGGTGCCGAGTCCGTACTCCGTGAGTGAGTACAACCACGCTCCGTTGTCCGCGTCCTGCTCCACCGCAACAATACCGCGATCGCGGAGTCCCGTGATGGTTGCGGACATGTGACTGGTGGGCTTGCGCATCACCTCGCCGAGGAAGGTGGTGGACACCCTCGGCGTCTCCTTGAGGATCAGCAGAATGCGGCCGGTGACCGATCCGAGGTCCGGCATGTAGTCCGGTGCCTCGAACCGCTTGCTCGCGGCAATCGTCTTCGACCGCTCGGTCTTGTACTTGCGCTTCTGCTTCGGCGCTTCCAGTTCGGGCTTCGCCTTCTTCGGCTTCGTCTTCACCGGCTTCTCGACGACGATGTCGACCTTGATCGTGTCGGCGTGGAGGCGTGCCCGGTCGAGCAACGCTTGCGCCCACGTCGTGACGTCGAGGAGTTCGGTGTCGGTGAGTTCCGCCGACACGCTCATCGCGAGACGCTCGTGGTAGTTGCCGTCGCCGTTCTTCTCGTACAGCCTCAGTGTTCCCTCGCGGGTGATCGCGATCATCAGGTACCTCCGAATCCGAGTTCGATGACGAGCGCCGAGCGCCAGTCGATGGGCTTGAGCCGGCCACCGTCATCGGCGTGTGCGCCGAGTTCGTAGCCGGGCGGGTAGTCGTACCGGTTGCCCCAGATGCGACCGTCCGTGTGCATCCACTTCGTACGGACACACTTGCAGCCGGCGCAATCGCTGATGCGACCACGGACGGTCACCATCCACGGATGCGGCACCAGAGTCTTCTGGTGGCGCCACTCGTGACCTGACGCGCGACACGACACGTACCGGTACTCCGGCGGCGTTCGTGGATCACTTGCTTTGGGCATCTGTGTCTGTCTCCGTTCTGTGCCCGTTGGCACTCATGCGGCTTCGTGGTCGACCACGACTTTGTTGACGGTCAGGTCGGCGATCTGGTGGATGCGGCACTCGGCCGGCTGCTTGTCGTTCCGCACGCCGACGACGCGCGGCTGGTAGAGGCGGCCGCCCGCTCCGACGTACAGGAACTTCACCTCGAGGACGGTGCCGACGGGAACGTCGGGGCGGCCGATCATCGACACGCGGCCCACGCGCACGAGGCGATCCTCGTCGTCGAAGAGTCCGAGCTCGGCGTTCGTGTGGCCGTCCACGTTGCGGGCGGTGATGATGACGTCGGCCGTTGCGGTCAGCTTGTACTTGAGGCTGTGCTTCACGCGACCTGACGTGTACGCCCGATCGAGATGCTTGATCATCACGCCTTCAGCGCCGTGCTCGATGACGAGCTCGACGAGCAGCTTCTTGGCGCTGCTCGTGGCCGCGTGCGACACGACGTGGACTGCGCTGGTGTCGTCCCAGCCGACGAGCTCTTCGAGCTTCTCGAGGGCCTCGCGACGGTCTCGGAACGGCATGTCCTCGGTGACCACGCCGTTCGCGTTGGGAAGGTCGAACAGCCACAGCTTCCCGTCCGGCATGATCTCACCGTCGAGCACCCACTCGCCCGAGGGGAAGTCAGCCTCGAGCTGGTTGATGATCCCGCCGCGTGCGGCATTGCAGCTGGCTGCTGCGAGTGGCTTGGCGTTGCGGTTGAGCAGACGGGCGACGCCGCCACTCACGTGAGCCACGCAACGGACTCCATCCAGCTTCGGCTCGATGGCGTAGCTGGGGTCCTGGATCGCGGTCTGCAAGTCGGCGTCGGTCGCGGCGTGGAAAGTCATGGCCTTCATTCGGGTGCTCCTGTGTCTGGTCTGTGTCTGTACTCTCCAATGTACACCCTGGTGCAAGCGCGATCCAATCACGGACGGTCCACGTTCTGGTTGGCCATCGGGTGGCGGTCGCATCCGGTGCACGTGAGCAGATGCCACTTGCGGCGGTCAGCCACCTGGTCGAAGTAGCCGTCATACCAAGCCGCCGGTGCGCCGATGGTGTCGCCGTGACGAACACCATCGGCACCCGTGCGCCCATACCGCCAGCCCTTGGAGTACTCGGCCCGGTATTCCGGCGAGTCGATGCGGTGGATGAACTCCCGATCCGCTTCCCAGTTCTTCCGCTTCGTCATCAGTTCCTCCTCGACTGGGCGACGATCGCGAGCACCTTCGGCAGCGGGTTGGGTACCGCGTCACGGTTGTCACAGATGTACGTGAGGTCGGCCTTGATGTCCGCCTCGATGCGCCACATCTTCCAGGTGACGTCGGATACCCGCTTGACGGTTGGCTTCCACGTGGGGCCGCTCATGACGCGAGCGACTTCTTGAGGAGGGCGGCCAGGTCGGTGTCGGCGGTTGCCGGAGCGGCCACCTTCGCGGGAGCCGGAGTGGCGCCGTTCGCCTTCGCGTCCACGTACGTCTGGATCGCGGCGGCGGTGGTGTCGGTCGTGTCCGGCATGTCGGTCCCGCCGATGACGTCGATGAGCTGGTTGGCGAGCGCGAGCTCGTCATCGCTGAGGTCGACATCGGGCATCGGCCGCTCGGAACGGACGGCGTCGGTGAACGTGAGGATGCGGAGGTAACCGTCGCCTGTGATGGCGCCGATCCGCGGGACGTTGTTCCGCATCGGGATGCGTACGATCGCGGCCTCGTCGCGGAGCGCGAGCGCCTTCATGAACAGAGCGAACGAACGCTCGATCGCGGCGGTGCCCTTCTTCTCCGTCTTGGGGCGGATCTGGTAGAGCTTCTCGGTCACGTACTCGCTGAGCACGATCGCGGTGGGGACGGTCGTCTCGACCTGCGCCGAGTCGAACGGCGTCGTGGCCTGTGCGACCTCGTCGTCAGTGAGGTCGACCCACGTTCCGTCGGTGGCCTGCGCCCGCTTGATGATCTGGTCGGACGCGAGCGTCTCGCCGGTCTCCTTGTCGAACTGCTGCCGGCCAACCTCGTGGCCGTCGGCGGTGAACTCCTTGCGGGCGACGCGGGTGGTCTCGGTCGCGGTGTACAGGCTCACGGGGATTGCGACGAGCCCGAAGCTGATGACCGCTGTCGATGTCGAGCGGCTGGGTGCGGCTGCGGAAGCCTTCATGTCTGTTCTCCTCTGTCTGGGGGTCTGGGCCGGGACGAAGCCCCGGTGGGACCAGTATACACCTAAGTGTAAATGACCGTACACTCATGTGTAAACACCAGACAGGGCAGCCTCAGGCGATGATCTTCAGCAATCCATCGCGGAGCTGAGCCGGCTGCCACACCCACTCTTCGATCTCGGCCCGTTGGCTGGCGCTCAGCACGGCGAGATCGGCATCTTCCATCGTCTCAATCTCCTCGACCGAGAGCCGGAACGCCTTACCCAGCTTGCCAGCGTCACCCTCGCCCACGTACAGCACGGCCCCACTGCGAGGGACGGTCACCCAGCGGTCCCGCCACCAGCCGGTTCCCAAGATGTTCTTGTACGGCACGAGCAGCGCGCCCCAGCACGAGCGGTAGCGCTCGATGATCTCTTCCTGGCGCACGCCCGGCAGCACTGTCACGTTGTTCATCTCGGCGTTCTTCACCTTCACGCTCGAGTAGTAGTCAACGGGCCACGCGAAGTCGATCTTGGACAGCCACTTCGAGTGGTCGGCAAGCGCGGACATCATCCACCGTCGCTCGCGCTCCTTGTCGGTCGGCGGCACGAACGTGTCGTGATACACGTACGGCGTCGGATCGAGCCTGTGCGTCGCGCGTGACGGCATCCGGTTGGCCATCGCGTTGAACTCTGCGTCGTCACCGAACTCGAACGCGCAGTAGACCGTGTCGAACCACGGCTCATCGTACGCGGCCTGAAGAGCGTACAGCCCTTCCTTCCACTTCTCCTGATGCGAGCGCGCGTAATCGATGTCCGGCTTGTTGTTGTGAAACGGCTTCTGGATGATGTGGTCGTGTCGCACGAGCGTCGTCACCGACGTCATGAACGGGAGCGGCGTCTTGAAGTCATCGATGGCGAGGATCGTCTTCACCTTGTCACGCGCCTCGTACAAGCGCGCGAAGAGATCAACCGTTGGTGCGAGCCAGTTCGCGGCGATCGCCATGAGCGGCACAACACCGACGATGACGACGTCGTACTGAGTGACGTCCTCGTCGATCGTTGGCGCCCGCACCTCGAGCTTGACGTTGTCGATGTCGTCCAGCGCGGCGGCGTACGCACCGATGGCGTTCTGGATGCCGCGCCGTTTCGTCATGGGCACCATCGACGCGTGGTGCGTTCCGGTGACGAGCACTCTGATCATGAAGCAAGAACCTCCGCTAGTTGAAGAGCAAGATGGATGGCGTCATCCATGTCGATGTACGAGTACGTGCCGAGCCGGCCGGCGAAGTAGACGTTGGTCTCCGCGTCAGCGAGCGCGCGGTACGCTTCGAGCGCATGCATCTCACCCGCGAGTCGCACAGGGTAGTACAGCACGTCGCCCTTGACCGCTTCACGGCTGTGCTCGTACGTGACGAGCGTCGACTCAACGTCCGGCGGTCGCGCCATGAAGTGTCGGTGCTCGATGACGCGTGTGTACGGGACGCTCTCTGATGGGTAGTTCATCACCGCGATTCCCTGCGAGTCCCTCGTAGGGACACAGCACGTCTCGAAGTCAAGTGTGCGGTAGCCGAGCCAGCCGTGTTCGTAGTCGAAGTACTGGTCGACCGGACCCGTCCAGATCACCGGTGCCGTGAGCACACGCGGCTCGACATCGACGTTCAGCTGCACCTCGATCGAGTGGTGATCGAGCATCCGCTCAACGAGGTGAGTGTAGCCGTGACGCGGCATCGCCTGATGCGTGTCATCGAAGTAGCCGTCGTTGTAGTTGAACCGCACGGGCAGCCGTCTCATGACAGACGCCGGCAGATTCGTTGGCAAGCGTCCCCACTGCTTGATCGTGTAGCCCTTGAAGAAGTGCTCGTAGAGATCCTCGCCGACGAGGCTGAGCGCTTGCTCCTCGAAGTTGGCGGGCTCACGGTCGAACGGCACACGCATGCCGGCGATACGATGCCACGCCTCGTCTGGCGTCCAACTCTTGTCGAAGAACTGGTTCAGCGTGTGGAGGTTGATCGGCATCGAGTACACGCTGTCACGCACGCGAGTCCGTACGGTGTGACGGTACGGGTCCCACTCCGAGAAGCGGTTGACCCACGCCCACACTTCCTCGTACGAGGTGTGGAAGATGTGCGCTCCGCGCGTGTGCACAAGAATGCCAGTGTGCTCGTCGAGGACGGTGTGACAGTTGCCGGCGACGTGCGGCAGACTGTCGTACACCGTGGCCGTGTTGCGGGAGTCAGCTTCGACGAGGTAGCGGGCGACGGTCGCGCCGGTGAGCCCGGCACCGACGATGTTGAAGTGCTTCATGTGCCTCCCGGTTGTTGATCACTTCAGCATGCTCAGCAGCTCACCGTCCCGCAGAACCTCGTCTGCGCGGCCGGCCTTGGCGTTCAGACGGACGAGCTGGTGGGTCTCCACCGTGTCCTCCGTCACGTAGTCGATGTAGGTCACGCTCGAGTGAATCTCAGAGCCGATGCGGTGGACGCGATCCTCGGCCTGCTGATGCACCGTCAGCGACCACGACCGCACCAGCCGAACCATCGTGTCGGCCCGCGTGAGCGTGATGCCCTCGCCGCCAGCACGCGTCAGAAGTATGAACTGCACCTCGCCGTTCTGGAAGCGGTCGATCGCGTCCTGCCGATCGTCGCCGGTGACGGAGCCGGTGACCGTGACGTGGTCGATCTTCAGCTTCGCCATCTCGGTCGAGAGAAGGTCGATGAGCTGACGTGAGTCGGAGAAGACGACGACGCTCGATCCTTCGAAGTCGCCGCCCTTCGCGCCACCGGCACGCTC